ATCGGCAGCAATTCTTGACTCGGGGACTCCAAGTGCTCTATAGAGTTTCTTTTGGAAATACTCAATATCGGCAAGTTCTCCAAGGTTTTGTCCACCAGGAAGTGTGGTGATTTCTGTACCACGTCCACCTTCTCTTCTGGGTAACCAGAAGTCTTCCATCATGGACATAAACTTACGGTCATCGCGAACTTCGCCAGTTGCTGCGTTGTAGACCAGTTTATTTCTATAACGGGACATTACCTCTTTGAGGTATTGCTCTGCTTTTACCTTAGGAAGATTACCAACATCAATATAGAAAATTCTACGCTCGGGTGCTCTTGACAAACGATAGATAACCAGAGAATCCTCAATCATTCTTAGTTGATTGAGTGCTTTGATTGCCTTATGCATGTAAGACAATACTGTTCCTTTATTTCTATCTACAAGACCCGAAGTACAATAAGTAACCGTATCCTTAGCAATCTTTACAGCATTCTTTGAACCACCAGAAATCATTCCTGTTGGATAATTTGGTGCTGGTGTATAAAGAAAATACTCTTCAAATTCTGGAGAAAATACTTTTTGCGTTTCGCTTTGCTTATTAACACTAATTCCATTCATGTAATCTTTTCTGCCAGACTTTTTCTCCTGTCTGACATACTTCATTTTCATCGGATCGATATATCTAAGTTCTTTGATGCCTTCTTGTGGAGATTTTACATCAATTACTTTTAGATAATATACCCTACCATCAACGTACCAGTTTCTAAAAATTTCGTGGGACTTCTTATCGAAGTCCATAATTTCTTTAATATATTTGAACTCTTGTCTTATAATCTTTTTGAGTTTATCGCTAGCATTTAAGTTTGATAACTCAATTTCAACAGGAGAGTCATACAGATCGCTTACTATGGCTTCGTTTACAACATCTTCAATAGCACCATCACACTCTGGGTGAAGCGCCATTTCACGATATCTTTTAATGAGATCGTGTTCTGTCCTATAAACTCCTTCAATATCTACATATTGACCATAAAAACCACTAGATATATAATTGTCAACCCCGTCCTCATTGGTTTGAGGAACGGGGGAAACAATACCTGGTGATTTAGGTTCGCTGTTATCAATAGAAAAACCAAAAAGTTTTGCCATATTATAAAGTTTAACTCTCTGTTATGTACTATTTAGTTGATGTTTACACCGCCAGCATTTGGACTATTGCCCTTAACTGCTTCCCACCACTGAACTTGAAGTTCAACCTGGAATTCTTCAATTCCCTGACCATCATATGAAAGTTCGATAGGAGTTACCTGAGTTGGGAAGACATCATAGAAACGATACTGTCTCAGAGTCTCTCCACTACGGTCAAGTTGATAAACGTAAGCATCTGACTGATAATCTGCTGGGTTTGTTAAACCAGTGTTATCAGATACCTTGTTCATTGTATTCATCCAGTTTTCAAATGCTGAACGAATAGCAAAGTCGGTGTCGTTGATGACGGTAACAGTCCAAGTGTCGAATGTTCTGTCGCCAGCAATTTTAAGAATTCTTCCTCTGAAAGGAACTTCAATTTGTGCTACGTTCGATGCTGGTAACTGTGCTGCTTTTGCTAAGAATCTGATCTTATCAAGAACAACTGAACCAGGTTGAGCTGCGTCTGGGAAGTTTAAAACAACTTCAAATAGATTGGGGCGAGCGCCACCACCAGTTAGTTTACTTTTGAAGTCAGTAATCTTTCTTAGTGGGGGTGGATTTAGTTGATTTCTGGTTGCCATTGGTTTTTACCTCTAAGTTTGATTAATAATTAAACGTTACCGATTATTTCTTCAAAAGAAACACCAGTTCTGGTGGCAACGAAGGTCAGACCAATGAAGTTGATACTTCTGGATGGTTTGATGAAGATGTCAGCAACAAATTCATTGTTATCAATAACAGCAGCAGTGTTATTGGTCTCATCACAAATGACAACATAATCGAAAATCCCTCTCTTAGACTGAACATCGCGGAGGAATGGTTCAACAATGTTCACGAAGTTAGTTCTCGTGATCTCATCGTTGAACTCGAAGAGTTGATCTTTGGCAGCAGCAGCAATAGCATTTTCTAGGTAGATGAAGAGACGACGGACGTTGATCCTGTCGAATGCTGAAGACTTAGCAAAACCTGTCTTGTCACCAAAGAGAACAATACCATCACCAGGTGAGAGGATAACGGGGTTAACTCTATTTGAGTAGAGTTTGTCTCTTTGTACCTTCGATGGGTTGTATGCAAGTTTTACTGCGTTTAGAATGCTACCTCTCTGAGTTCCTGCTGGTGAGAACCATGGGAACTGGTTGATATCATTTCTTGCACAGGTTCCAGCAATGTCACCATTCAATGGGACGTATCTGAATACATCATTAAACCTGTCATACATGTACTTATATCCACTATCAAATACTGCGTATGTGGATGAAGTAACTGGTGCATAGAAACCAGTTACATTGTCTGTAATTGTTTCATCTGAGTTTACAGTTACAGTTCCAACAGAAGTGTCATTCAAGAATGCTTTTCTGTATGGTGAGATGAATGCTAGTGCATCCTTTCTTACTTCTGCAACAGCAATGATTTTATTTGCCAATGCTTGTGCTGTTTCCTTCTCATAGTTCGCAGAACCCATGAGTATGAAATCAACATCATAGTTTTCAGTATTCTCAAATAATGTATATCCACTTACGATATCATCTAAACCAGGGGTGAGAGCACCAATTGCCGTGATATCACCTGTTCCATCGTAGTTTTTACCGTTTGCAAGAGTAAGAACACTGGAACCAATGGATTCAAATGTGACGTTAGCAGCGTTCTGATCCCAAGAAGTTCCAGATGCTTGACTATATCCATCAGATGCTAGACCTGTGGTTACAACGCCTACTGGTGTAGAACCACCAAAAACGTATTCGGAATTTGTTGCAAGATACTTTCTCCAATATGAAGGAGAACCAAGAGAAAACTCTGCGTCTTTTGCCTTAGATAGACCTAGGTGCTTCTCTAAGATAGTACCAGCGTTTCCTGTTACCGCTCCTGTGTCATCAATAACAACTACGTGAACCTCGTCAAACCTGCCGCCTCTTGCAGCAGCATAATCTGATGTCGATGGTCTGTCAGCGAGGGTGTTCCAGGAAATAGTGCTGTTTGATAATGTTACTGACTGATTCGCAAACCAATCCGCTGTGGTTGTTACCGCAGTTGTAGAAACACCAACGTTAGTGTTGTTGGTTGCCGTTAGATTGCCAGTTGTGCCAAATAGATAAACACCACCAGGTTGATAATCGACATTCGTAGCAGTCCCACCTGTTGGGATGTAACTTAGAACCTTGACGCCGATAGTTCCAGTTCCAACTTCTGTGATAATACCTTTCAATTCGCCAGAAAGATTAGAAGTTGTTCCTGCTCCTGGTAGAGTTGACGTAATTGCTTGAGTTACACCGTAACCAACCGCAAGACCAGTGGTATCGATACCGAGAGTCTGGTCTGCTTTTGCATCAACAAATGCAACTTTAATACCATTTGCCCATGAACCTGGGTTCTTAGCAACTACTGTAAAACCAGAAATGGTATTCTCATCATAACCCAGCTGGTTATAATGTTCATCACTTTTAATTTTAATGTCCGTGGAAGCACCTGCACAAGCATTTTTCAGAGAGGAATCATCTGCTCTGACTACGTTTAATGCTGCGCCATATGCCAAATATGACGATGCGACCATCCAGTGCTCATAGTGCTTATCCGTGGAATATGGTTGCCCAAAAATTCCTAGCAGATCGCTTTCGCTTTCTACTGCAGTTGGCAATGAAACTGGTCCCTGTGCAAAAGGTGCCACAATAGCACCAATGGAAGCTGAAGTAGGATCAACTCTCCCTACAGTTAGATCAACTTCTCTTACTACAATTCCAGGAGATGCTAAATTTAGCGGCATCTTACTGTTCTCCTATTCCAGAATATTTCTGAAATTATTTATTAAAAAGACTACTTCTATTGGGGAAGCCGTGCGTGAACATGAATTACCAGTCAGGATATTCCCACTTAGAACCTATGGATATTTTTTCCTTTCTGTTTTTTATAGTCCTATTTTTGGTGCATTCCTTACATTCATAAGAATATGCTGATGGGAAAGCTCCTCTACCTTTTCTTGTAAGGTAAAACCCATCTACCAGGTCTTTCTGTTTTCCACAGACCCTACACTTTCTTTCAGAAAATAATAAATGTTCTATTCCTATTTGATCGTCAAAGTCCATTAATAATATTCCCACATATATGCGCGGTCTCCATATTCATCAGTATGCCACCTGTCCCCATTACTATCCGTAAAAGACGTAATGTCACTAATACCATCGTCAAGAAATCCAAATGGTGCCATATCTTGCTCTATCTGATTCTTTTGTTCTTCATAGATTCTTTTGCGGACATCGTTATCCGTCATCTCTTTAAAATAGTCTTGTGCAACTAACCAAGAGAAAATAACTAGACACATTGCCAAGTCATCGTTACATCCTTCTTCCGCTTCGAATGAGTTGTGACGTTGTGCAAATGTTGTTAGTTCTGATATAATGTCATAGTCAAGAGTCAGTAACTTGTCGTCTTCTAGAAGAGTCTTCAAGTTGGAACATCCCAACTTTTTCACAGCAGCAGTCATTCTCACACCCATCTGCGACTTCTTACCTGAGAACCCGTGTCCAACAACTTGTCCGGCACGACCTCTCATTGCTGCCATCAGCATATTTTCATATTCCAAGTCATAGTGTAAGATATTAGCAACTTGCTCACCAATATCATTAACTTC